GGAGGAACAGATGCTTTTGCTAATAGATGGGCAAATACGGCAGCAATAACTTCTGTAGAAGTTAGAAATCCTGCACAGTCCTTTGCTTCAGGCACAACAATATCTATATATGGGGTAGGTGGATAAGCATGAGTGCTTGGAAAGCTATACAGCATATTGAAGTTCCAAGTGGCGGAACATCAAATATTACATTTTCTTCTATTCCTTCAACTTACACAGACTTGCTGATTAAGTACAGCCTGAGAAACAGTAGCGGATCAATTGACGCACAATTATTTTATTTTAATGACGACACAGCAGCCAACTATTCAATGAGAATACTAATAGGTGATGGCTCAGGCAAAGGAGCTTTTCAAAATACAAATTATTTGTCTCAATATAATAACTGGTCTATTTTCTTTATTAATCCAAGTAATGCAACTGCCAATACTTTCAATAATGCTTCAGTGTATTTGCCAAATTATTCATCTTCTTCTCAGTTTAAAATTGTGTCCACTGAAGGAGTTACAGAGAATAATGGAACTGCCTATATGTCTTTGGGGGTTGGAACTTGGAGAAGCAATTCTCCAATAACTTCAGTTTCAATTACTTCACCACTAAATGGAGTTTTTGTTCAAAATAGCTCAGCTACTCTCTATGGTATAACTAAGGGATCAAGTGGCGGAGTAACAATAGCATAATGCTGGTATAATTATAATCTAAACAAGGAGGAAAAAATGACAGACGAAAGACCAACAAAGATGGTTGTTGACTGCTCACTACCAGAGGGGCACCCTGACAAAGTACAGGTTATTCCTCTAACAGATGAAGAAATTGCAGAGCGTGAAGCTATGGCAGTTCAGGCAGAGGCAGACAGACTTGCTCGTGAAGAAGCAGAAGCAGCACTTACTGCACTAAAAGCATCTGCTAAGGCAAAGCTTATAGCTGGACAACCACTAACTGAAGAAGAAGCGGCAGTTCTATTAGGATAAGTATACAATATAGAGAAATTAAATTGCCTATGTGGTAAACTATAGGTGGTGATTTATGTCTACTCCATCTAGTTTATATGCTGAAAAGATTTTTTCTGAGCATCCCGTTGCCTTTTGGCCACTTGATGACAAAGCAGACTATGTGTCTTTAATTTCTGAAGAAGATAGAGATTTAAGGGTTTGGGATATTGACAACGGTACCGCAGAGAATATTCCTGATATTCTAGACGAGCCATTTCCTGATAGCTATGTGTCAAAAGTATCAGCTACAGCTACATCACCAACATCTTTTTATGTATCTTGTGTTAGCCCCAACCTTGTAAATCTGAATAATCTTAATCAAGATCTGTCTACATTTGCTATTGGAGCTTTCTTGTATAGCAACACGTCCTATATTTCTGGCTTTGAGATAGGTTATGAATACTTTGATGCAGTTAGCGGCTCTCTTGTTCAAAACCTAAAATACTTTTCAACAGAAGTAGCACAAAGCTGGATATTTGTCTCAGAAACATTTGATCCACCAGCTAGCAATGTTTCTGCAAGAATCGTAATAAGGGCTAAGTTTTTTGATGGCGATTCGCTGGCAAACTACAGCTTTTTGGTCAACGGCATCTCGTTTGGGCAGTGGTCAGAAGAGTTTAATGCCTCATCTCTAGGAAGTACACCAGTTGAACTACCAGTTGAAATATTTAATGCACAAAATCTTTTTGGAATACCTGCCAAGGCATACGGATTAGAAGAGCTAGATGGATACTATCTTGTTAGAAATAATGCACTAGCTGCCAAGAACTCTGGTATACCGCTAGTATTTGGAGCAACAAATAGCACAATTATTCAGCAAAGTGCTGGTATTCTCCCATCTCTACTCCTTCCATCAAAAGGATTTTTTAATGAGTCTGGAAAATATAAAGACTATACTTTTGAATTTTGGATAAGAATAAATTGCGATGCAACAGAAGAAAAAAGAATTTTTGGAAATATTCGTGGCAGTGACGGAATCTATGTAAAAGGATCCACGCTTTCACTTAAAGTTGGAGACTATATTATTAGACACTATGTTGGCCAATGGTATAGGCCAATGTTAATTCAAATACGATACTCTCCGTCCTCAATAAGCCTTCTTGTCAACGGTGAGCAAGTTGGCGAGGTATTTGTAGATGTAGACAATATAACTTTCCTAGATAGTTCAACAGAGACTGGAGGAGCAACCCTTGACAATGAATGGGTTGGCTTCTGGTCATATGACGATGTTGATCCAATTGAGGTTGACGGTGTTGCAATATACGGCTATAAGGTTCCAATACAGGTTGCAAAAAGAAGATTTATCTATGGTCAGGGTGTAGAGTTCCCAGAAAATATAAATAACTCATATAGTGGTAGCTCAGTCTTCATTGACTACCCTTTTTCTAAGTATGCAAAAAATTACTCATATCCCAATTTGGGTAGATGGAGGCAGGGTACTTACGACAATCTTTCTATAAATGGAAATGCAATATCATTTCCAAACTACTCATTGCCAGAGCCAACATTTAGCAATAAAACAGCAGAGCAATGGATAGCTGACCTAGAGGCTGCACAAAATGAGTCAGAGTATTTCATCAAGCTTAGGCCAAATAGCTCTTGGAACTCTACAAATGGAAACCTATTTTTTGAAAATGTCAGTATTGTAAATGAAGATATAAGAGCCTTTTATATAACATGTAAAGAGCTTGTAATGCCATCTTCTGCCCAAACACTAATTGCAATTGAGGATAGGGCATCAGGCAGTGTATTTGAGGTAAGCCTTGATGCAACTGGCATTAGCTATACCCTGTTTGAAAATGGGTCTTCATATGTTCTAGCATTTAAACCAAGACAATACCTGTCTGGGCTTGGGGAAAAGTTCGTAATATCAATTGATATCAGAAAGTTCTCTGATTACTATGGTGGTCGTGCCGCACAGTTCTTTGGAAGGCTATCTTCCCCATCAATCTACATTGGTTCTAAAAAAGATCAGTCATCTATGTTTTTGGGCAATATATATAATATTGGATTCTGCTCATCTAAAAATCTACAAAAGATTTCTTCCATATTTGCATCAGATGGCCTAAGCTTCACAGATGTTTTTATTGACGGATCCCTGCCACACTTTTCAGTTGCAGATGCTGGGCTAGATGCTTCTAGCAGTGCAATTTTTCAATTTGTATATGATGGCGGAACCCTAGGACAATACTCTTATTCAGTAGTTGATACACATGTCCCTAGCTATGGAATTAAGCCAGGCCTAAGCTTTGACGAGTTTAAGTTATTGATTGGTGCAGATTCCTCATGGCAAGACTACGTACCACTATCATTCTTTGCAAAAGAGGTGCTTGATTCCAAGGGAGATAGCAGACTGGATCTTGACTTTATTCAGTTTAATATTAACTACCCAGCACCATCACTGTTTATTCAGGAAGAAACTCAGGGGGATTGGACTTACGGAGAACTTAAAGAAGAATACTCTAATCCAATACAAAGAACATATGAGTCCTTAGACAATCAACTATTTACTGGATTTGAAGATTACGAAGACTTAAAAAACAAGTCCGTAAACTCCTATAAGTACGATACTTCAAATTCTGTTGTAAAGACATACATTACGTTCCAGCTGCTTGAAAGCGAAGCAAATAAGCCAATATCCGCATTCACAAATACAGAGCTGGCACCCAAAAATGGAATTATTGTCCCTGGATCAAATTGGTTAAATACAAAATATGAGGTGGTAGACAATATGATAGTCTATCCACCACAGTCAATATCTTTTGATGACCTAGCTATCGTTACCCACATAGAGATGTCGTCAGATAGCATAGTAGACAATCCAATATCAATAAAGTCATTGGAGTATGCCTCTATGTCACTTGCAGAGACTACTCCAACACCAGTTGGAACTAGGTTTGGAAATGATATTTACCCATATAGAAAAGAAGGTTTTTACTTTACGTACAAGAAACAAAATCCATTCTCAATATACAAAGGAAGCACACCATACCTATTCTTGACAAGAAATAGCGGTATCACAATTCGTGGAGATTACGATCCTCTCGTAAATAGAGGAATTGCAGTGCCAATTAACTCAGCTCAGTCAGATAACTTTAAGGTTATAGCCATGCAAATGTCTCTCAGGTTTGACCAGGACTTTTTCCCATATGCCCCAATGCAAATATTTGAAATACAGAGCAAAAACTCATATATTAAGGTTTATGCAGTGGCCAACCACCCATCTGGCAAGAGGGCTAAGATTTATGCTATAAACTCCAGAGGAGAGCTTGAGAATGGTCTCGCATTTTTCCTAAATGGAAAAATTGTAAAAGATCCAGTTATTACTGTAAAAGAATGGGCAATGCTTGGTATTAGGTTTGCCAATACCCAAGATTTTAGCAATTATTCTGGGGCATTGAGACTAACTGGGCCACTAACATTTAACAACATATCCTACTACAAGTCAACTAACCTACAAGAGGTTCAGAGTGTTGTAGAAAGGCCGTGGTTTAAGGTACAGACCCTGGGGGCACTAACTCTTGACTGGGGATTCTGGAACCCAGTATATCTATGGCAGGGAGTACTTGTAATCTCTACAACAAGCTATTATGGTGTTGACCCATCAGATATTTATAAGATTTATACTGGAACAAATAAAATAATTATTGATGATGAGGTAGAGACGGTATTTGGAGACTACGTCTATACTGTTGCAGAGGACATAGCATGGCGTTCTCAAGTATACCAAGCGGTATAGTATGGTATACTAGTGGTTATGAAAAAGCAAAATCCTAATCAAATTGGTAAGTCTAAGATCACAGTTCTAGATAAAAACTATGATTGGGGTATATATGTTTGGCAGAGAGAAAGCGGAAAGTGGTTTACGGATGGACAGGGAAACATCCTAAACATTCCGTCCCATAGGGGTGACGAAATCCAGCTGCATAAGCTACGCCAAGCTGCAGCTCATTATGGCGAGCCTAATGGCAAGCCAGTATTTTTTGCGGGTATGGGCCGTGTAACTGACGAAGAGTATTCAGAGCAGCTAGACAGAATGCAGCAGGGGCTAATCCCAAATCTTAATGACCTTGGTGCCGTAGCAGCTGCTAAAAAGACTATTGAGATGTATGGAGACGAAGAATAATGTCAGAACAGTTTTATATTAGAGATCTTGGCCTGCCAGAAGCAGAAGTAGAGAGCAATGTCTTTAAAGAACAAGATCCATTCAGCAAGTCCTGGGACGACCTTAAGGGGCTTTCTGGATTAGACAAGAATTTTAAGCGTAGATCAGACAGAATGGCCAAGGCCTATGACATGCAGGTTCCAAAGAATCTTGACACCTCGTCTCCAGCATATCTAGATAGTGCTTTGGCAATTAACTCTGGAGTTGACGGGGCTACCTCAAAAGAAATTAATCCAGGAACGGTATATCGTAATGGTTACGGCATGTTCGACGTTATTACGCCACCATGGAATCTTTATGAATTGGCTAACTTCTATGACACGTCTTTTGCTAATCACGCAGCAATTGATGCAAAGGTAGAGAATACTGTTGGCCTTGGATACGATTTTCATGTTTCTGACAGAACAATGATGGCACTAGAGTCTAACGATAACGATTCTGCAAGGGATAAGGCACGTAGACGCATTGAAAAAATGAAGATTGAAATGCGTGATTGGCTAGAGAATCTTAATGACGAAGAGTCTTTCACTAATCTTATGATGAAGGTGCTAACTGACTACGAATCAACTGGCAACGGATATCTTGAAATTGGCAGAACGGTACGTGGAGAGATTGGCTATATTGGTCACATTCCAGCGACCACAATTCGTGTACGTAGGCTAAAGGATGGCTTTGTTCAAGTTATTGGCCATAAGGTTGTATATTTTAGAAATTTTGGGGCAACAAATATAAATCCAATTACTGCAGACCCAAGGCCAAATGAGATTATTCATTTTAAACAGTACTCTCCACTAAATACTTATTACGGTATTCCAGATATCATGTCTGCAGTATCATCCCTGCATGGAGATCAGCTAGCGTCACAATACAACATCGACTACTTTAGCAAAAAGGCGGTGCCACGTTACGTTGTAACACTGAAGGGTGCAAAGCTATCATCTGAGGCAGAAGACAAGCTATTTAGATTTTTACAGACAAACCTTAAGGGGCAGAGCCACAGAACTCTGTATATCCCATTGCCAGGAGATACTGAGCAAAATAAGGTTGAGTTTAAGATGGAACCAATTGAAAATGGTGTTCAGGAAGCGTCCTTTAATGAGTATAGGCTACGCAACCGTGATGATATCCTAATTGCACACCAGGTTCCCCTTTCAAAGATTGGAGGCTCTGATGCCTCTAATATTGCTGCATCTCTTTCTCAGGATAGGACCTTTAAAGAGCAGGTAGCAAGACCGCTACAACGAACCATTGAAAAACTAATTAATAGGATAGTTAAAGAAAAGACTGACATCCTGGAGCTAAAGTTCAATGAGTTGACATTAACTGATGAAATAACACAATCTCAGATTTTGGAAAGATATGTAAAGACACAAATCATGGTTCCAAATGAAGCCAGAGAGGTGCTTGGGCTACCTCAGAGGCCAGATGGTGACGATCCATTTGTAATGTCTCCAAGACAGGCTACTGACGCTAGGGCAAATTTGGCTGGTAACAGGCAAAGGGATGCAGAGCGTTTGAATAACCAGTCAGATGGCACAGCTACTATATCAGGAAGGAACCCTCAAGGCGAGGGGCCTTCTGCAGAATAAAAACTGCTATAATAGTTTGTTATTTATAACAATTTGATAAAAAAGCGATATAATTAAGATAGAATGACTATATCTAAAGCACAATGGGATATGGATGGCGACAACGTTAGGTTGTCCATGCCATTCAGTAAGGTTGACCAGGAACGTCGTATCGTTTCTGGATTTGCCACACTTGACAATGTTGACAAGCAGGCAGATATCGTAACTACGGAAGCATCTCTAAAGGCATTCGCTAAATTCCGTGGCAACATTCGTGAAATGCACCAGCCAATTTCTGTTGGCAAGATGGTCAATTTTAAAGAAGACAGATACTTTGATGCAGAAAGCAAGAAATTCTATTCTGGCGTTTTTGTGTCTGCATATATTTCAAAGGGTGCACAAAACACCTGGGAAAAAGTTCTGGATGGAACACTTTCTGGTTTTTCCATTGGCGGTAAGATGAACAAGTGGGACGACGCTTATGATGACAAGATGGATAAGACAATTCGTATTATCAAGGACTATGATCTAGTTGAGCTATCCCTTGTTGACAATCCAGCAAATCAATTCGCAAACATTCTTTCTGTTGAAAAGGTAGACGGGGTTGACATGATCAAAGGTGAAAACCTAGACGTTGAGTTTGAAAATGTTTTTTGGGATAAAGAGAGCGGTATTGTAAAGGTGTCATCGTCAGAATCAGAAGAAAGCCCCATTACTGGAACTCTGATGAAAAATATAGGTTTCGTTGAAAAGAATGACAGCGAAAAATCAGAAATGATAAAGTTCTTAGTTGATAGTGCTAAAGGCATTAATACTTCTAAGATTAAAAAGGAGGAAGATCCTATGAACGAAACAACTGAAAACGTCGTTGAAAAGAACGATGATGTAGTTGAAGAAGCACAGGTCGCTCCAGAGGCAGATGCCGAAGCCACGGCTGATGTAGAAAAGTCTGACACTCCAGAGACTGAAGAAAAGTCAATGCACGAAGACAAAGAAGAAGAAAAGTCTATGCACGGAGACATGGAAGACAAAGAAGACGAAATGGAAGATGCCGAGAAGGGCAAGGACTACAAGAAGTCTGAATCTACTGAAGAGGAAGAGGTATCAAAGTCAGATGAGGTTATTGCTAATGCAGTAACTGATATCAAGGACACTCTTACATCAGCCTTTAGCGATCTAGCTGAAACTGTAAAGTCTTTGCACGAGCAAGTTTCAGAACTAAACAAATCTCTTGGCCTTGTCAAGGGAGAGCTTTCTTCCGTAAAGGGAGAGCTATCTCAGGCAAAGTCGGAATTTGATAATTTTGGAAAGCGAGTTGACGCTGTGGAGGCTGATACCGCTTTTCGTAAGTCTGGCGATCTAGGCGAGATCGTACAGGATCAACCAGAAAAGGTTGAAAAATCCCTATGGGGCGGACGTTTCCTCAAAACTGCCGACTTATTTAAATAAGAAAAAATCACTTAGGAGGTGACAATATGTCGGAAGAGATTATTAAGAATCAGCCCAGCGACGCTGGGCAGCTAGCACACCCAAATCCTGGAACTTTCCAGGGACAGGGTGCTTTTGCTTCTGGTTCCGATGCTGGGGCTAATGTTCCTGGCAACTATGCAGATGGTGGTGTTCTTGGAAATATCCCAAATGCTGAATATGGTCTAACAACTGGACCAAACGCTGTAAATCCTTCGGGTGATGCAGGCAGTGGTATTCTACGCCCTGAACAGGCACGTCGTTTTATTGACTACGTATGGGATGCAACTGTACTCGCCAAGGATGGTCGTCGTGTA